AAAGATTTTTATTAAAACACAAAAACTTACATGGTGCCAGAGCCTTGGCTAGACACATGTCCGAAGGTGGCACAATGTTTGATGAAGGTAGCGAACTAATTAATGAAATGGTCAACGAAATGGCCAGCATGAAACACTTTGTTCGTAGTATGCGTAATCGCACATTTGAAGATGCTGAAACCACCGGTATGGTTGAGGCAGCTATTCATCGCTACAATGAAGTTCGAGATCATTTAAAGAGATTTCAAGGTCGTAAAGGACAAGAATTATTAATTGATATGTTAGGCAATCAACCAACAGTAGACGAAGAAGCAGATATTGATTCTCTAAGAGAGAGATTCGTTAAAAAAATTTACGATGATCGATTCAATGAAGCATTGCCCTATGTATACAAAGCTTATCAAAACAGGAAAAAAATGAACACAGTTGAAACTGCAGAATTTGAATCTTGGGCCACGGGGGTTACTGAAACAACTTGGGACAGCGACACCGACGATACAGCCGAAGATAGTTTAGTGAGACTGTTTCAGAAGCCAATTGCAGCCGGAATGGATGGTGTAGATGCTATTGCTGCCATTGACCATATAGAAGATCTTGATGCTGAGGATTTGCAAACATCAATTAAAAAGTTAGCTCTAACACAGGGACCAGATGCTGATGTTAGGAATACTATTATTGGTTGGTTAATGTCCAATGGTGAACGAGCACTAGCACAAAGTTTGTTGACCATTCTACAACAGCAGAATGCAAACACACAGCCAGCACCACAACAGCCACAGCCACAGCCACAACCAGTTGGTGCAACTACAATGGATCAACCGGTAGTGCAAGAAGATATTGAATTGATTCGTAAATTATCTGGTTTGGTTAAAAAATAATAAAGTTTTTTTGACAGCATAAATAATATTGTTATACAATTGTACAGTGCAGTTGTATATCTAGGCACAAACATTATGGCATTTTATAAGGAGAAACATTATGGCCACTTCATTAGCAGAAATTCGCGCAAAACTACAAGCGCAAGAAAACCGCAACCAAGGCGGTGCATCACAAGGCGATAACGCCATCTATGCACACTGGAACATTCCAGAAGGTTCAAGTGCAAAAATTCGATTTCTACCAGACGCAAATACCAAGAACGATTTCTTCTGGGTCGAGCGACTAATGATTCGACTACCGTTTGCTGGTATCAAAGGACAAGCTGATAGTAAACCAGTGATTGTACAAGTACCTTGTGTAGAAATGTATGGAGACGCTTGCCCAATTCTAGCCGAAGTACGCACTTGGTTCAAGGATCCAGGACTTGAAGAAATGGGTCGCAAGTATTGGAAAAAGAAATCATATCTATTCCAAGGTTTTGTAAGAGAGAATCCACTAGCGGACGACAAAACACCAGAGAATCCTATTCGTAGATTCGTTATTAGTCCCCAGATCTTTAATTTAATCAAGGCTGCACTAATGGATCCAGAACTAGAAAGTATGCCTACTGATTACACCGCTGGTCTAGATTTCACTGTTACTAAAACAAGTAAAGGTGGATATGCAGATTATTCTACCAGCAAGTGGAGTCGTAAAGAAACTGCACTAACCGCACAAGAGCAAGCGGCCATTGACTCACACGGCTTGTATAACTTGAGTGACTTTCTTCCTAAGCGTCCGGGCGAAGTTGAACTCAAAGTTATTAAAGAGATGTTTGAAGCAAGTGTAGATGGTCAAGCATACGATCCAGATCGTTGGAGCCAATACTTTAAGCCTAGTGGCTTCACTGGCGGCAAAGGTAGCGACGATACAGAATCAGCGGCACCTACGGCCAAAGCAGCTCCTGCTGCTCCGTTCGTTCCAACAGTAAGTCCGGACCTTGAGGACGATGAGGACGACACACCAGTAGCAACTGCACCAGTACAAGTAGCTGCTGCCAAACCATCGAGTCAAAAAGCCGAGGACATTTTGGCAATGATTCGTAATCGCAGTAAACAATAATTGGACTACCGGGGTGGATTCGTCCACCCCTTATTATCAATGACAAAGTTTGACGTTGTAATTGCAGCATTGCCTTACATTGAAACTCAAGAACCAATGATGGCACCTGCCTTGCTCAAAGGTGTAGTAAATAAAACAAATCTTACCACCTATACTTTTGACTTCAATGCTGAAGTTATCGGATATATAAACAAACATTTTTCTTCTATATCTGATAAAATAGCACGGTGGTTCCTCTACGAAGAAAACAACGATTGTGCTGAAACTAAACAAGCTATAGCAGAACTTGTTGAGTATGTTAAAAACAGAATACTAGAAAAAAATCCAGACTGGATCTGTTTAAGTTTGTTCTGCAATACAGCAAAAAAGTTTAATATTGAATTATGCAAGTCGATCAAAAAAACTACTAGATCGTGTAAAATTGTCATTGGTGGCAATGCTGTTTTTACCGACGAGAAGAGTCAACGACCATATGCACTTATATGTAAAAAAGCAGGTTTCATTGATCATTATATTGTAGGAGATGGAGAAGAACCTCTATATAATCTGTTAACTGGCAAAGTAGATGGTATAGACACAAATCAATTTCAAGTGTTAGATGACTTATCTAAACAACCATATTCAGATTATTCTGATTACGATTGGAATTTGTATACAAATAAAAGAGTGCCCATGTATGGAAGTCGCGGATGTGTTCGTCGTTGTACTTTTTGTGATGTATACAAGTTATGGAAAAAATTTAAATTAAAATCAGCTGAAGATGTATTTGCAGAAATGTTGTATCAGATACAGGAAACTGGTATTAGTAATTTTTATTTTAGAGATAGTCTAATAAATGGTAGTATAAGTGAATATAGAAAACTTATAAAATTAATTGCAGATTATAACAACACGGCCATACAAAAAATATCTTGGACTAGTTTTTTTATATTTCGTCCCAAAGAACAAATGACCGAACAAGATTGGCAATTAACAGCAGCAAGCGGAGCACAAGATTTAATTGTTGGAGTTGAAAGTTTAGTGGATTCGATTAGGTATCATATGCGTAAGAAATTTACTAATACAGACATTGATTATGCATTAGAAATGGCCGCAAAATACCAAGTTGGCATCACTATATTATTAATCATTGGCTATGTGAATGAAACCGAGCAGGATTTTAATGAGTCATTGGAATGGTTGACTCAGCACCAACAATATGCAGGATTTCCAATTCATAGTTTAAGTGTAGGCGGAACTTTAACAGTGACAGATTTAACAGATCTTTATCAAAACGCAGAAGAATTTGACATTACAATAGGTAATAAAATATACTTATGGGAAAACAAGTCAATAAATCTTGACTACGAAACAAGAGAACGCAGGAAACATATTTTTGTCAATCACGCAAGAAAACTTGGGTATCCAATTGACAACGATGAAAAACCAGTACAATAAAGGAAAACTATTATGGCCAAACCATTTGATGTATCAAAATTTCGCAAAAGCATTACAAAAAGTATTGACGGTATCTCCGTTGGATTTAACGACCCCACAGACTGGATCAGCACAAACAATTACGCTCTTAACTATCTTATTAGCGGGGATTTTAATAAGGGTATTCCAATGGGTAAGGTTACTGTGTTTGCTGGAGAGTCTGGTGCAGGCAAAAGCTTTATCTGCTCAGGAAATCTGGTTAAGAACGCACAAGAACAAGGTATATATGTTATTCTTATCGATTCTGAAAACGCACTCGACGAAGCCTGGCTTCACGCACTCGGCGTCGATACTTCTGAAGACAAGCTTCTCAAACTCAACATGGCAATGATCGACGATGTTGCTAAAATGATCACCGAGTTCGTCAAGGAATACAAAACACTTCCAGAAGACCAACGTCCTAAAGTTCTAATTGTATTAGACAGTTTAGGTATGTTGCTAACACCAACTGATGTAAACCAGTTTGAGGCAGGCGATCTTAAAGGTGACATGGGTCGCAAGCCCAAGGCGCTAACAGCATTGGTTCGTAATTGCGTTAATATGTTTGGTAGTTTAAACATTGGTCTCGTAGCAACTAATCATACCTATGCAAGTCAAGACATGTTTGATCCAGATGATAAAATCTCAGGTGGCCAGGGCTTTATCTATGCAAGCTCAATTGTGGTTGCTATGCGTAAACTCAAACTCAAAGAGGATGAGGATGGTAACAAGATTTCGGATGTCAAGGGTATCCGTGCTGCTTGTAAAATTATGAAAACTCGATATGCTAAACCTTTTGAAAGTGTACAGGTTAAAATTCCTTATGAAACAGGAATGAATCCATATTCGGGTCTAGTAGATATGTTTGAAGGGAAAGGCTTGTTGCAAAAAGAAGGCAACAGTCTCAAATATACTTTGGCAGATGGTACCGTTATCAAACAGTTTCGTAAAGCCTGGGAACGCAATGATGATGGATCACTGGATAAAGTTATGGCAGATTTTACAAAACATCCTCACAAAAACGACAATGTGATTTTGTTAGAAGAGGAAATGGTTGAGTAATTATTGCTCACAAAAATTTTGGTGGTTAAGTGTAGAGCCGGAAAGAAGACAAATTCAGTCCTGCTGTGCAGCATATCCTCATAAAATCGAT